TGTTGCTGACGTTCTTCCGGCGTGATCAAGCCGAGCTTCTTTCGCATCCGTTCTTCTTTTGCGCGCTGATAGAAGACACTGCGGAACGATCGACCGCGCGAACCAAGCACGTTTTGATAAGTATCGGTAAACGAATTAAGTGCCATTTCGCTGGCGGTCTGCTCGCTCTGTGGATCGACCCATTCCCATTCTGGCGTCTGCCATTCCACCGGTGCATAGCGCCGACGGTCGTCGAGTAATTCCGCCGAAGTTGCAAAACCACGCAATGCGGAAATCGCGGCTGCGTCGCAAAACGCATCCCATACCGGCTGGCATAGGTGCCGAATCAAATACTGCTGCCAGCATCGGAACCGGCGACGATCTTCCAGTTGGCTCGTTCGACTTGAGCTGTACGAGGTTTGGCTGTAATCGCGTGCTACGACCTCATAGGACAATCCGGTGCCGACTGCGATGCCGCGAAGGATAAGCTGAATCCAAGGCTCTGCACCGGCATTCGGACGACCTGGATTAAGGCCAACGACATCCTCGCCTGGTGCTAATTCCATAATCATGCCTGGCTCAACGTAGCGTTGACGATTGCCCGCCGCATCGGTTCCCGTTCCGCCATCAGGATCAAATAGGTTGCCGACTGGCGTATGGCTCTTGATTGCGACGGTAAAACACGACGCAACTGCCGAGGCTTGCAGTTCGTTATCGACGTACGTTCCGAGGTCGCGAATCCAAGAAAGTGCCGGTGCAAACCAAGTCACGCCGCGAGTCTGCCCAACTCGATCTCGACGAAATAGGTGCATGATTTCGTTCGCGGGAATCCGTTCTGGCGTTCGAGTAAAAGCGTATGGCTGGAGTGGATGGTCTTTGTAAATCCAGTAGGCAACTGGTTTGCCGAGGTCGTCCACTTCGACGCCACGGATGATTCTATTACCGCTATCGGCAGACAATCGAGCCGCATAGGTGTCTTTGTCGCCTGCAAGTCGATCCGCCTCGATTACTTCGAGTGCCAATGGTACGGGCCGCAAGATACCACGGTACACGGTATCTGGCGTGCGAATAATCCGTACCAGCACCTCGCCAGCCTCGACGATTTCTCGCTGAGCTGCCGCTTGCAATTCCTCGAACGTGTAGAGTCCGTTGACATCGCAAACTTCGCACCACTCCGCCCATAGCTTGTCGCGAACGTCGTTGACATCTTCGACATCTTCGCCTTCTGGCGTCTCATAGGTCGATTGAGCTTTGATACCACAACCTACGACCGACGAGACGATTGTATCGACGACACCCCAAGCGTAAGCGTTATTGCGGACCATATCGCGAGCCCACGCCCGAAGGCGATCCGCACCGAATGGTCCGAGTAGTTCCATGTCGGCAGGTTGGTTTTTAGGCGTGCGGCTCGATGCGACTCGCGATGGTTCCGCACCCTGATAGGATCGTAAGAGCTTTCGTGCCTGCATCCTGCGAAGGCCAGATAGCGGTGACACTGCCGAAACGATCGAGTCAAGAATTTTGCCGATCATCTGCGGTGCCTCGTCATCTTGCCAAGGCTAATCCCGCCGCTTCCTGATTCGCGCTGTGCTTGAATCTGAAGTTGACGACGCTCCTCGAATAACGATCCGAGGTCGAGCTTCGTTACGGTACGCGCACCAATAGAATAACTCGATGCACCGCCTGTAAGAAGTGCTTCGATTGCTGCGTCGATTAGTGCTAGTAGTGATGCTGCTGATGCCATGCGATAAAATCTAGCACGGCCAAAACAACACCTAAAATCATTGTACTATTCCAATAGTACAATCGGGCAAAAAAATCAGCCTTCTTGTGCCCAAGTGTTACCGCAAAAACTGCACTTGCAGTATCGAACGCGACCGCGAGTCGTGTAGACGCGACTGTAATTTTTTCCATGTGGACGGATTCCGACGCATATCGTGCAGGCCCGCGCCTCGAACTCCCTTGCTTTTGGTTTCGCTATCGTCTCCGTGGTATCCACCCGCCCGGCCTCTGCCGAAATCTCGATCCGTGCTGCGTCTTCTGCTGCTGCTGTCGAGGCTGCGGTGATGGTTTTGGCTGTGACGGCTTGGCCTGCAATAGTACCTCGCTTGGCGTTATCAGGCTCAGGCCGAGTGCTTCCGTACACGCTGCCGCTAGATACGTTGCGTCGAGCCAGTGATTGTTTGGATTTCTTTGAACCCATTGCTGCTTTTCTCCTTTGCCTTCCACGAATTGGTGAACGAGTTCTTCCGAAACAATATGCTGTGCGAACGATAGATGCCGCCGTGATCCTTCCGGCTGATAAATCGATAAAGAGCCACGCCGAAGCATATTGTTTTCGTCGAATGTCGGCGTCAAAAACCGTTCGTGCACCCACTGTTTCCAGTAGTCGGTGTCGAGTTCCTGTAGCCAGATGTTTGCCGAGTCCAGATATTGTGCGTGCTGGTTCGCCGCTGCAACACACTTTTCGCTCGTCTGCTTCCTTCGCTGGTATTTGTGAATACCTTTCGATGGACGAAAAATTCCGCGAACCTGACGGCAAAACTCATACACGGCGTTGGTATAGGTGCCGCTGTCGCAAAGCACCATATTGATCTTGCGTTCTTGGCCCGCTGCATCGATGTATTGTGTATTGAGCAGATAGTCACGCCAGTTAAGCAGACAACGATAGATCGCTGGTTCCGACGCTTCCATATCGGCAAGTCTGTCTTGATGCCTCACGCCATCGTTGCCGCTAACCTCCGCGATACCGTAATCGACAACAACACCACCAGCACCACGCCACCACGCTGTTACGACCCAGTGGCAATTGTATTTGCCGATGTCAATGCCTGCTGTGAGATATTCGGTGTTCGCGGGAAGTTGCCGCCGTGCAAGTCCACTCATGCGACTTGCAACGATCTCTGCTGTCAGGCCCATATTCTGCGGCCCGGCTTCCTCCGGTGGATCATTGTCGACTTCAGTAGCGACCGCCTTTTTGCCAACGTCCGCGACTCGGTTGTAGTAGGCATGAACTGCGGACAATTCGAGCGGCTGTCCGTCTGCGTGCAAATCTCCATTGTACGATGCGTGATTCGAGACCTCGGCACCACGTTCGATCTCGGCCTGATTGTCACGCCAAAACGCAAACGCTTTGCGCGCGTCTGGATCGTCCGCACCACGCAGTTGCCGAAGCTCGATATATTGCTCAATCAAATCCATGCGATCCGGTGGACGCAGCATTTTGCGATACCGGCGTCCATTCCAGGATGGCTTCATCTTCGGATCGGTATACCGGTAGGCGTTGCACTTGCGGTTCAGCGTCGTGCAAAGGTAGACCCGTGCAATACGCTTTGCTGATGAGCCCATCCCGCCGATATCCTCTTCAATCGTCGTCTCGTTCTTCTTGATAGACTCGTCACTGTTCGCGGAATACTTATCCTCGATATCGTCGATGATCGCCAGCGTTGGACGATGGCTACGGAACTTAAACCCGCGAATACGACCGTCGATACCAACTGCACCGATGACTTGACCACATGCAACGGATTCGATGCCAGCGGGCCAGTCCAGCGACTTCGTCGGAATGTTCGGTAATGCAAAATGCTTAACGCCGAGGTACATACCGATGAACTTACCACCAACCGTCTGGAGTCTTGCGTTGGCTGTCGATGCACCAATTGCCACGAGCGGATAGCCAATCTCCGGGAAGTCTTCGATGAAGTCTTCACTTGCAAGAATGCGTTCTCGAAGTGCCTTGAGTTCGTCGGAGGCTGCGTCTTGGTTCTTGGAGATGATCACGGGAAACGTCGATTTACCCGCCAGCATCAAGGTAAACGCACCATCCATCGCGATGGTTGTCTTGCCTTCGCCGCGCGGAGCTGCGATTGCCTGATCGCCGCCGTACTGGGCTGCACGCCAAATAGACCGCAGCATATCGCGACGATCAGCAGTAAATGACTCGGTATAGGTCTGCGGAAAGTAGGTCGTCAAAAGCAATTCGGGATTGGCAAGACACTCCATGCGACGTGCTACATTGCGGGGTGGCGGTATCGTGAGTGCTCGACCAGATGCACGCTGCTTGGCTTTGCGTTCGCGGTCACGGGTCTTTTCGTCAAGAATCTGCGGATGGCCTAGCGTCGATGGCCTGCCGGATAGCTGCATCAGGATGGCTTCCTGATCGCTCGGTGGCAATTGCCTCAACAACTCTTGTAAGTCCAAGCTGCTGAGCGACTGTAGCGATTCTATCCATCCGCTCTGCATCGAGCCTGTCTCCGTGGTGCTGATCGGCCTGCACTATCTTTTCAGCTTCGAGATTGATTGCGTCAGCGTGCATGAGTGCTCGTGCTGCGGCTGTCTTTTCCCGTGGTGATGTGTTCTTGTCTGCGAGAATAGCGATCAACGCATTCATGATCTTTTCGCGAAACTCTGGCTTGATAGGCCAGCGTTCGCGGAGTGCTCGTTCCATCATGCGGGTATCACGAATGCCCATCGCGGTACGCCTGTTTTCCGGTTAGCGTCTCCCACCGTTTGACGATCACGTCGCAATCCCATTGAATAGTAAATGCCGAAGCCGCTTCTGGATTTTTCCTGGCAAGATGATCAAGTGCGTTGCACACACGACAAAGCACGTTCAGCCCGTCAGTCGTTCGCTTGCCAGAAACTAAATTATCTACTACACGATTCCCTCGTTCGCGGAACTCGACGCAACCTCCGCCGCCGATGTGATTGATCTCAAGAAATGACAACTCATCGCATCCGCAGTTGCAGCATTGACATCCGCCAAGCATCTCCATTGCTCGAATCTTTCTGGAAACATACTGGCTTCGTCGTGATTCTTTTACTCGATCTGGATTCCTTGACCTGTACTGTCGAACTGATTCGACATGTCGTTCTTGTTTGCTGCCGGAATACTTTCGTAAGCGGCTCGGCTTACCAAGCATGTTTTTTCTGCTCGCACATGGTCGGCATCGAGAAGCTGTTGAGTAGTCTTGAACCTGCCGCTCGATGTTGCAATCAGGGCAAGTAACAGTTTTCATTTTTCGATCACTCATTGCCACGTCTCCTTTTGGCGACTTGGTCAAACGTTTCACCAGTCTCCTCTAGCACCGGCGATTCATTAGTCAGCTTCGCCCAGCGATTACAAATAACATCCACATATTGACTACTGATCTCCATTCCGTAGCACTTGCGGCCGAGCTGTTCGGCGGCGATGAGGGTCGTTCCGGAGCCTAGGAACATGTCAGCCACAACGTCACCTTGCTTTGTGTGGTTTTGGATTGGGCGGGAAGCAATGCTTACCGGCTTAGATGTCGGGTGCAGCTTTTTTTCAAGATCCAAGCCAACCTTAGCCTCCCACACTGAATCTTGCGTCCTGTCTCCGTACCAGCGATGCCCAGCTCCTGGCGTCCATCCGTACATCACAGGTTCATGGCGGTAGTGATAGTCACACCTACCAAAAACAAAGTTTGGCTTCACCCAGACAAGGATGTGACGCATTCCGCCAAGAGCGCATGTAGCTTTTAGGAACGCAGCGGTTTCCGTGCCTGCATACCAGACATACCAAGCGGCACCGGCAGACAGGTACGCTTGCGCGTTTGAAAAAGCCGCCTCAAGGAACTCGGCCAGTTTTTCGCCAGTCAGTCCGTCGTTCTGAATCTTTCCTCCGCTGCGGTAGTTCTTTGTGTCCCTCGGGTCGTGCGTTCCACCGGCTACAGACACGCCGTAGGGAGGGTCTGTGTTTAGCAATTCCGCCTTCGCCCCCGCCATCAGCCGCTCCACGTCATCGGCCTTCGTCGAGTCGCCACACAGCAATCGGTGCTCTCCAAGAATCCATAAATCACCAGACCTAGTGATTGGTTCTGCTGGCGGTTCCGGTACTTCATCCTCGATGATTTCGGGTTGCATCTCGGAGTCAGCGAGTAACTCTGCAAGTTCCTCTTCAGTGAATCCAGCGACTTCTAGCAACTCTGGGTCATCTGCCAGTAGGCCGTTCAATTGTGCCGCAAGAACTTCATCGTCCCATTCTGCTAGTTCTGCGGTTCGGTTATCCGCGATGGCGTAGGAAATAGCATCTGAACTTTTGAGGTCGGTTACAACGCAATTGATTGTATCCCAGCCGAGCCGCTTCGCTGCTTCTATCGTTCCGTTACCTTTGCGGACGACATTAGATGAGTCAATGACAATAGGCGTTTGCTGTCCGAATCTGCGAAGACTTGCAGCGATGGACTCGATGTTTCGCTCGTTGTGCTTACGTGCGTTCGCTGGGTCTTGACTGAGTTCGCTTATGTTTCGTTTGATGATTTTCATTTAACTACTCGTTGCCCCCAAACCCCCTCAAAAAAAGTAATTGGACGGACGGAATTTTGGAACAAAAGCCGGGGGCTTTCGGTGCCGCACCCTGTATGACCCTTTTAGGGGGAACCAAAGACACGGGGGGGTATCACGGCAACCTCGCGACGATCGATCCGAGCTCCACCGAGGTCACTGCGTCCGCCGGCACAACGAAATCGGCAACGTAGTCATCGTTGGCCACAACTGCATAACGCCAACCGGGAATGAGATTCGTGAACTGCACGAGTCCATTTACATTGCTTGTCGCGGTCCGTTCGCCTGCATCGTGGAAGACACCTGCGCCGCCTCGTAGTGGTTGCCGTGCTTTGATCGTGACAACAACACTCGCTGCCTCGACTCCGTTTTCATTGAGCACAGTCCAGTAGCCTGTGACTTTATCCGAGCTGCTTGGCGTGATCGTGACGAGCGACATTGAGTAGGTGACTGTCTCTGTGCCATCGACAACCAGCGTCGTGCCGCTAAACGAATAACCGTTGCGTGTGATCGATACGACCCAAGTTGCGTCGTTGAGATTGAACGTGCAAACACCGCTGACATTCGTTAAGGCCGTGTAGGTTTCAGCACCGCTCGTCATTCGCACCTTTGCGTTCTGTAGTGCTGTCGTGCCGTCGTTGACCGTCACTGTAACAGTGCGTGCACCCGTTCCGTTGCCCGTGCTGATAGCTGCGACGGCATCGGCAATTTCCTCAAGTGTATCCGTTCCACTTGACCAACCTGCGCCCTTGATTTCCGTGAACGCTGCTGTCACACCGTTTGACGTCGCAAGCCCGCTCTGCAACTCCGTTACCGCACTCGCTGCAATCTGGCTCGACGTTATCGAATCGGTCGCTAGTACCGTTGACGTTATTGCACCGGCTGCAAAATCTGCCGCTGTGATTACGCCGGCTTGCAACTCGTGAATATCGGCTGCAACGTGATTGCTGCCTGTCACCTGAACTTCGTGATTGCTGTTCGCGCCAATCAAAATCCTAGCTGCATCCTGTGCCGATCCAACAAGTTGCTGAATGTCGATCTGCAACAAATCTGTACCACTAACAATCGAATCGTAAACCTGGGCTGCAATTACGTTGTACCTAAACACCGTCATGCTCATTGCCGTGTTGTTGGCGAACACTTCGAGGCTTCCGAGTGTGTTTGTGTTGCCGCTTGTCAGTGCCAACGTGTAGTAACCGTTCGCCAGATGCGTTAGCGTTTCGGTAGTCAGTGCTGCCGCTGAACCGTTCTTGGCAAGGCTTATATTGGTCACGATTGCCGTTGTCACGGCTGCACCGTCAGCGTCTAGTATTGGCCCGATGACAACGGTTTGTGCGGTGCTTATCTTGAGTAACATTAGGGCATACCTGTTAGGATTCGTCGTCGTCGTGCGCCACTTGGAAACTGATAAAACGTATTGCGGTGCGACTCTTGGCGTAGTCCGATGCCACGTTTGGAGGCTAGAAGTTTGATTTCGGCAAGGCTTAGGTTTCTATCATAAATACGAACGTCATCTAAATACCCTTCCAATGCACCCCAGTAATTATTGCCTAACAAAAAGTTTGTTTGTAGTCCCGGTGAGATCCCCTGTTGATTTGCTGTATTACTAAACACTCCGTCAATGTAGTAGCTTGTGTTATTGCCATCACTAAACACAAAAATATGTTGCCAACGATTCGTCGATAACGCTGCCGTACTTTGCGTATTTTGACCTCGATATACTTCAAGCGTACCGTTTGTCAGTAGGGTAAGTGCAAACCTTGGGTTTGTATTATTCGGCCAACTTGCACAAATACCTCGCTTGTTCAAAGTTATTGCGTTGACCCATGCCGAAAAACCTATAACGTCAACGCCAAAATCTTTGTTTAGTGTAACTCGATTTTGAGAATCATTACCGCCTGATGTATCATCTCCATCGAACTGCAGCGCCCGCCCATCACCACTAGCAACCCAGTCGCTCGCATCCATGTTCGTCAGCGTTCCATGATTACCCCCAACGAGGTCAGGAAGCACGTTGCCTTGTCCGCTGATCGATGGACAATACGCCGCGACGAGGCCTTGGCGTAAGTTGGCGAACGCATTGCTTCCTGTGTAGTACATCGGTTCGCCTAGCTAATGGTATCGTAAATCGCTTGCACGCGGATGAAATGATTACCGGCAGTCGCATTTAACGCGCTGCCTGCGTTATGCACGACAAAAACAGTGAACTGCCCAGGAAGCCTGCCACCGAATGCTTGGGCAACAGATACCGGCCCAAAGTAATAATCCTCATTACTTGAAGCCGTTATCGTTATGTTCGCGCAGAAGCGGCAAATAGCGTTTTTCACATTGCTCAAACTGATGGTTCTATTGGCATCAGAACCCAAGAAAACATCTGGCCAGCCGCTGCCGTCCCAGCCAATTAGCCAGATTTCAATGGAACGACTCACAGTGGGCGAGGTGCCTGTGGTGATTTTTCCGCTGACCAAGTAATCCGCATAGCCATTAGTGCGAGTATCGATAGCTGTGGCTTCGCGTCCTGCGAGCAAATTGGTGTCACTGGCCAAACTAGCCAGCGTGATGGTCATGTCTGCTGCTGTGACAAAATTCTGCTTCGCGGTATAGGTCGGCATTAAACCAAAACCTCACTTGCTTCCATCTCTTTGCGTGCGTTGATTACCAATCCAATTCCAATTTCGGGTAGGCCAACGGTTGATGTCCATGAGACAACCTTGCTGCCCATCGCAATGATGTCGGCGGCTTGTGCCTGCGTTAGAAGCGTTGCGCCAACGAGCTGCGTGAGCATCGCTTGCACCTGCGGCAGATTCACATCGACGGTCGAGATTCTCGGATCGTCGACCCATGCGACGACACTTTGGCAAAGCCCTGCCACTTGCGGATTAGAGGATTTTTCGCCGGCAAGTAGTTTCGGCCAAATGCCGCCAAAAATTGCGTAGGTCTTGAGGTCACGGATTGCAACGGACTGCTGGACGACAACGGTTTTCGAGTTGACCGCATCTGCTGCTTGCTGGTCGGAAAGACCTTGGTACTGGGGCTTGGATAACTCATCGGATAAAATGCTCATTTTGTTTCGTGCTTGCACGCCTCGGATTTGATGAAAGTTTTTAGGTCCAGTAGTTCCGTTCGCCTGTACTCGCGCTCTTCTTTGAGCGTGCCCGTAAACCGTTCGGTGATCTTGTCCATCGTTTCAGCGTGCTTGTCCGTAAGCCTTGGAATCGACACCGCGACGTTGTAGTAGAGATACCACACCAGCACGCCGGTAACGCCGAGCGTACTGACTAAACTGACGATCAATTCCACGGCTTACCTCCTGCGAAAAAAACGCTTAAAGAACGAACGCACGGGCTGATTGGACCGCACGCTGCGCACGACTTTTGCTGGTGCCGATGCCACCGATTTGACGCCACTGGCAACAGGTATCTTTGGAGACTGCACCAGCGGACAATTTCCGCTTGGACAATCGACTCGCGGACCGTCGCTGGAATTACTTGTCGATGCAATGGAAAGGCCCAGAACTAACGCGATAAACGGCTTCATTGTGTCACCTGTGGTACGTTGTAATCCTTCGAGTCGGTCGCGGCTCGAATCAAATAATTGGCGTGATATTCGTTTGGCGCGTCAAGGTGATCGTCCCAGTTTAGCCAAGCGTAGCCGTCTTGACCATTGCTGCGGCCCGAGGAACCAACCTCATCGAACTCAAAGTCACCATCGGGACCGAGTCGCACATCTTGCACGCCAACTGCATGATTGCCTCGGCCACGACTTGCACCGCGAACGCCGCGAGTATCGAGCCTGCGGTAACCACTGGATGCGTGAACGCAAACGACACCGATAAAACCAAGAGCAAGACCGGAAGCGAGCTCCGATTCGTCATCGACTCGGTAGCACTCGAAACCTCGATAGTTGCTTGCGTCGTTGCGTGCTTCTTGGTTCATGTCGCGCCACAAATACGATTCATGCTTCACCAAGTCTTCGCGGCAGGTTCCGACCTCTTGAATCTTCTGCATGCCTGCAATCAGTGGCGAACCGGCATCGCGACCGCCGTTAGTTTGAGCGTACACAAACTCGCCGGACAGTGGCACAAACGGCAGACCGGCAAGCACACGCACGCGAGCCAGTGCCCACGCGGTAGCATAGCCTTGGCAACTGCCACGACGACCTTGGTTGCGAATCCACTGTGCTGCGGGAAAGCGCTGGCGAGCTGGCGTTCTGTCTGGATGCGTGACGATTTGACGTATCTGATCGCGGGAAAGAATCCTGTTCGCAGACCGATACGCTGGAAAGTCCATCGGTCGAGTTTCGGGCACCGTCAGTCCAGTATAGAATCCATCGATAATGTCGTAGCTCATTTGCCGAGTACCTCCGCGATAAGCTCATCGGCCTGCCTTGCCGTCGCAGGTGATTTTGTTTGCTTGCGGACCCTGCCATCCGGCGTGACGAAAAATAACTGTGGCAAATCCTTCAGCAGTGGCTTGTACGATGACGCCTCTGGTTGATCCTGATCGTAGACTCGGTAGTTAATCTTGCGTGCTGCGAGCGAATCAGTCCACTTTTTATTTTGCAAAAGAATCGCCAAATCGATTTCGCGTGCCGACGATTCCTCGATGAAAACCAACCATGCGTCGGGATGCTTTTCGGCCACGATCGGCGACGGAATCGGCCACGGGATCTCACAGCCGCGACCCGAAGTTGCGATCAGCAGTCCGCCAAGAACAAGCAAAATTACCGCCGGCAGTCTATTCCGCATCTGGCTCCTCGTACATCGCGCGGCCTGCTTCGCGAAGATGCTGCTTAGCCTTGACGTTTTTCGTTGCCGCTAGTAGTGCTTCGAGCTGCACATGCCAGTTCGTACCAGAGATCCGCTTGGCTGTCGGCCACAGAAGCCACAGCAGACCGGCAAGAATGAGCACGCCACCAACGAGCACTGGAAGATTAGACATAATCGTCGTCCTCGGTTTCGTCCTCAGTGTAAGCCAATTCGGGTGACCACTCGGCAGGTTCTTTGGTTCCGCTGGTTAGCCACTCGACAATGAGCTTGACGATGATCGTCACTAAAATCTCGACCACGATTGGCGGCAGGCCAGTTTTGGCTAGCTCCGCCTTGGCGTTAGCCTCGGCAAGCTCTGCATCACCGTTTGCGTCCATCCAGGCTTTACGTGCGATCTTGCGTGCGAGCCGACGTTCCTTGAGAGACAATCTAGCCATTGGCCTCGTTGCCTCCGTCCTTGGTGCCTTGTAGCCACTTGCGAGCCGCGTTAATGGCGATTGCCGCCACACCTGCCAGTGCTGGACCCCAGCTAGGATGCTCAGCCAAAAACGGCACAATGGCATCCGAGGCGTAAGTTAATAAAGCACCAGCAACGGCGATCGCGGCACCGATTAGAATTTTGCGTAGTTTTTCGTCCATAGCGGATCTCCTCCGCCAGCAGTATAGCAAGTCCTACACATCGGCGTCGAGAAGCTGGCAATCGGTCAGAATCTGGCGGATCTGCGGCAAGAACTGGAGAATGGAAATCGAAGCTGAAATCTGGCCCGAATCCTTTAAGAAATCGCACACTTCCCGCCAAGACTGCTGGTGATCTAGGCCGAGCTCGGTGCGCGTGCGTACCGGATGCTTCGCCAGACACTTTTGTAGTAGCCTGGATTCGACCTCGCAGACACGCCTGAGAAGCTCTTGATGCTGCGGATCGGTTTCAGCGGAACTCAGGATCGCGAACATCACGACCTCGCGGACTTCTCGGATCGCAAGCAGAGGTGCCGCTAAACGCTGCCACGCCGCTTCTGACGAGACTTGACGCGCTCGGTTGAATTGGGAGTCGTCCATAACGCCTCGCTAGTTATTCGCGGTGTATTCGGCCAGGATTGCGGCTGCTTTGTCATCGTACTCAGCCTGATCTTCGTCAGTCCACTGGCTTCTCGGCCTGCCGGTCGTCTTACAGATCGAATCGACCAACTCCGCAAATTGAGTCGATGCCCAGCCCAGGCCACGAATCCGCAATGGCCTGTATTCTTTGCGTCGCTGCTCAGCTTCCGCCGATTCCTGATGCCACGTCTTGAGCGATTCCTGCGCCGACTCTTTGCGGAAAGTTTTCTCTTGACGATCGCGACATTCACGGCAAAGTTTGGCCACCGTCTGGTCTCGCTCGTACGCTGCTGGCGGAGCGACCTTGCCACTGGCCCAGTCCGCGATCACCTCCTTGGCGGTGAGGAACGGCACCTGCTGCAAAGCCTCGCGGTAGGTTCGCATGGTTTCAGCCGGATACCGAAGTGCGTGAACCATGTCCCCGAACTGGGGAAAACTGGTGCCGAGGATTTTGAGAATTTCTTGAGTATCTTCGCGAGTCATTAGAACAAATCTCCGATTGCTGGATTGACGATCTTGCCGTTGCGACGGTGCTCAGGCTCTTGAATACCTTGCCAACCTTTGGCGACCGTGTGGCGGATCGCAGCGATGGATCGGGATTCGCCCCATTCGACGAACTGGTTCAATTGCTGCTCGGCCATCGTTGGCTTCAATGGCTTTTTGATTTCACGCCTGTGACGACACCATAGGGTCCAGGCTTCATGGAAAGCGTCGGTGTCGAGTTCTGGTGGAAGAATGACTTGCTCAGGATGAAATCGAGCGTTTTCCCCCTTGGGGGATAAAGGGGGTATTTCTTTATTCTTCTCTTCTCTTCTCTTCTCTTCTCTAGGTAACGCAATAGTAACGCTCGGAGCGTTACCTGTTTCAAAGTTTGTCGTTACCCTCTGCGTTACCTTACCGTTACTTGCCTTGTGTTCTGCCACCCGTTTGGAGGTTAAAGCCCTATTCTTAGCGGTCTTCCCGTTATGCCGATCGAAGTTTGGTAGGCTTATGACTCCATCTTCCTCGATCATCCATCCGACTTCGATCATCGCCTGACAGAAACCGCTAACGCAAACTTTTGAATCTAGTAACGCTTTGGTAACGCTCGGAGCGTTACCTTCGACCGTTTGCGTATCGAACCATGCCCATACTCGCAGTAGCTTTCCGACGACCGCATCGGCGTCGATTCCTAGCCTGGTCGCGATCGCCCACACTTCCGGCTTTTCGCTGGTGGCTGTCTCAAATTTAATCCATGACATCGACCTGACTCCAAAAAGAAACCGACCGGCAAGGGTAGACGTCCTCACCGATCGGTTCCGCGCGGTTGCCCGCGTTGTTGCTTCCTGGCCTGCGTCTACTCAGGCTACACGGTTATAACTTATCTGCTGTCTGTTAGCCAATCCTTTACGACCTGGCGTTCGGCATCGGATAACGCCTGTACGATCGTTCGTAGGGTTTCTAGTCGATTCTCGACCTTGGCAAACGTCTTCACGACAATCTCTGCTGGTGTTGGCTTCTTGCGAATACCGGCCTGGATCGCTGCTGCATTCAAGCTAACCTCCTTCGCTGCAACCTTCTGTTGTAGTTCGGGTGGTAGCTTGCGGAAATCGGCCTTGGATGAATTGCCCTCGATGGTAGGTGGTATGTTTAGTATTTCCTCCCGTTGGGATATTTTACTAAACACCTGACTCACATAACCCTTGGTACAACCAACCGCTTCCGCGATCTTCTGCTGCGACCAATTGGGATTGATCTCCTTGAGTTCGCAAATCTTGTCTGCTGTCTTTGTTACAGTCTCAAGACTTATTTCCTGCTTTGGCTGATTATGCTTTAGCCACGCAACCGCAAGTTCAATCTCGACCGGATCAAGTTCATAGCCATGCTGAATCATTTCCGCTGCTGACTTGAATCCGCAATCGGAATAGACAAGTTCAGCTTCTTGGCAAAACTCAACTAGGCATCGGCAATCGTAAGCAAGATTTATAGACAAGAAATCACGCTTGACTCTCATTAGCGTGCGCCACTTGTCTTTTGGCACTTGCTCGAACTTATCAGTGGCTTCAAGTGGACCAGAGTCTATCTTAACCATGACGGTACACCTTCTTTCTGGATCAACTCATTCAATCGCGTCAGCCAGTTGTAATGCTGCCGAAGACTCTCTGTTGATTTCTCTGCCGAACCGAGGTCAGACTTTTTCTTAGTGTTGATCCGCTTCTTGATGTCACCGGCAATCGCCTTGTCAATTCGAATTCCGCTTTTGGTTAGAATGCGAATGATGTTTCCGGTAATTGTCGTCATCGCGTTCTTGACGGCATCTTCCCACTGAACGATTGAAGCTCGTTCGTTGTGTATTTCGGATTCTCTAGCCCGCATCAGCTTAACGCCGTGAATCGCGTGCTGCCAAAGGTCGCTCTCTTTATTGCCCAAGTCTTCCTTGCTGTATTCCTTTACCAATCCAACCAATTGCTCGGCCATGTGTTGAACCTCGATGTCACCGCTATCAATACTCGTACACTCTGCATTTATGATTCGAATACATGGTGATGCTGGTAACTCATAAAAGTCGTCGCTTTGGTCAGGATTATTTCTGTCGTCTCCTGAGTCCTCGTCATCACTTGACGGTGGCATGTCATCCATCGCATCCATGATTTTATTACCAACATACCCGCGCTTGGCATATCCCGTTCCGGCATCGAAGTTTATATGACCAATAACGCCTGGGAGATAACGAGCCGCCCGTCCATTCTCTTGATTGTTGGTATTGTTGACGGAAGCCGTGTTCAGGTGAATAGCCTCGGAAACGTAAACCGTATCCAGTCCTTCGCCTCCCATGCCAACATGAACTAGAACATCTAATGAATGTTCATCACCATTTGTCGGTGCAAATTTCTTTAGGATTGCGCTGTTGGTTTCCTGGCTTCTTCCATCGTCGCCAGTACCAACCCAATCGACCTTCAAATCTGGAAACAGCGATCTGACTTGCTCGCACACCATTTCTGCATGAGAAACGCACATCGCACCGATGATCGCTTGAAGTCTGTAGCCTGTGCGAATCCTTTCGGAAATCATCCTCGAAATTGGAGTGCAAACCAAAGGACTAATATACTTCGGAGAAAGTCGCAACTTCTTTCCGTAGATATACTTCTCGATTGCAGTTGGGCTGTCTGATTTAGCTTCCGCAATCAAATCCTCTGTCGTCAATGAAATAACTTCGTTTTCTTCGTTGATTGCATCAATTCGATAGTGATAGGAATGGCCGACAAGTGGCTTTACGGCCTGCTCCTTAACTGCCTTGCGATACAAAACCGAAACGTCTGGCGATCCGAACGCACTGTCTTCATTCGGTCGATTCGGTGTTGCCGACATACACAATAGAAATTCATTCTGTAGTGCATTGACGGCCTTGCCAAACGGAAGATCAATTCCGTAGTGGTGGTACTCGTCAACAACAACCATCCATCGGCCTTTTTGAAGCAACATCGAAATGTTGTCCATTCCCCGCGATCCAATCAGAGATTGAACAGTAATTGAAAAGGCTTGGCATGAATTGTTCATGTGACGCTTAATTGCGTTTGCACCATGAAAGCGAACATCACAAATCACCCTTGGATCGGTGATATTACACTTGAGCATTGTTCTCGGTGCGGAATCTTCGAACTGAAGCAATTGAGCATCAGTCGGAAAGATCACCAACAGCCGATTGACTTCACCCAGTGCTTTTAGGATCGAATATACACACAGTGCTGTGTAGGTCTTCCCGTAGCCCGTTGGCAGTTTGATATTAAGTTTTCTTGCTGCCTTTTCGAGTTCCTCTAGGACTGCTCTTTGCCCGACTCTTGGCTCTTGACTGAACCCTGAGATGAGTGCTTTGATTTGTGACAACTCACGCACAATGCTTGCTCGTTCCATATCGTGGTTTCCCCTTTCTGGGAAAATGGTACGACATGATCCACATCGAAAGATGTAAGTTCGCAACCGCAAAGAACGCAGCGGCCATCCTGGAGAATCCAGAGAAGATCACGTTCTCGCTTTGTAGCAGTCCGTCGCATGGATCAATGTCCAAAAAGTAAATAGCGGTAAATTCCGCAACTCCAAATACTATATACCTATCCCGCGCACCTGTCAAACCAACTCATACCACACAAGCCCACTGTCCCGATCCTGCCGCACGATCCGAATGTCATAACCACACTTCCGCAGCTCGTAGATTCGAGCCGTAAAACGCATTGCGATCTGCGTCAACTCTGCGTTCGTCGCTGGTCCTGACTGTAATCGCTCGATGATCTTTGCGCGCTGACCCGTCAAGCGATCTGGCGGATCGAAAATAAATGTTTTCTGATTCATGCTGACCTCTCCGCCAGCCACGCACACACGCACGCGACCGCCACAACAAAAAAAATTCCGATCATACGACCTCCAGCGTTCCGCTTGCCAAAAACAACACATCTACGCATGGTCCACGTTCACGCTCAAGCGTC